CTAAACTTAAAGCGGCAAACATTGCAAGAGCAACTTTAGGTGATGATTTGCCAAAAGTTTTGGATACATTAAAAAATGCACCTGCTAATGCAAGTGTTTCTGAAATAACTGCGTCTTTAGAGAATCCAACTTGGCAAGCATTAATAAAAGAGGCTTTAGATCGTGATCCACAGTTTTTAAGAAAAATTAGACTCTTTGGCGAAGATGAATCTGTGAAAGCATTGTCTAAATTAGCTGGTGGTGAAAATGCCGCAGAAGTTAGGGCTGTTTTAGAAAATGCCAAAAAAGCACTTACAACAATGACAACTCCACAAAGAGAAGCTGCATTGAGTCGGGCAAATCTTGGTCAAGCTGTTGCTGATTATGAAGCACAGGCAGGAAAGTTAAGCGTAGAAGCAGCAAAAAAAGTACAAGAAGTAAGGGATTTAATTAAGGCAGGAGATGTTGCAGAAGCATATGCACGACTTAATTTGATTAAACGTGGTCTTCCTGTTGGTTTAACAAAATACACTTATCCAAGTACATTGGCTGAAAAGGCTTTTGGAGAATGGTCAGATAGAGCAGCACAAGCATCTCTTGATCTTGGTCAAGGCGCAAGATTTGCACAAGATGCGGCAGATACATTGCGTAATTTTGGCATTAAACCATTAGAAGGAAATCAGTTATCAAGAAATATTGCTTTAATTGCTGATAATCCATCTTTTGCTGGTGATGATGTCTTGCTTGGTGCTGTCAAAAATGTTGCCGATGATATTGCAAAATGGACTTCTAGCGGTGGTGTTATTGATGCAAGAGCATTAGATGCAATTAGAAAGAATTCTGTTAATGCCGCTATTGCACAACTTAGACCCGGAATTGATGCTTCAGCGCAAAGAAATTTAGCATCAAGTGTTCTTTCAGATATTAAGCCATACTTGGTAGATGCAATTGAATCTGCTGGAGGTACTGGGTATCGAAAATATCTGCAAGATTACACGGTTGGAATGCAAAAAATTGCAGAACGCAAATTAAGTGGTGAGGCGTTGCGTTTATGGAAAACAAATAAAGATGAATTTGTACGCTTGGTTCAAAATGAATCGCCAGAAGAAGTTGAGAAAATTCTTGGGAAAGGAAGATACAACATTGCTACAGAATTAGCTGATAGCACTATGGATGTTTTGCGTACACAAGCAAATAAACGTCTTACTCAAATATCTGTTAATGAACAAATTTCAGAAGGTCAATCTGCTTTAACTCAACTTCTAAAGCAACAAACATCAATGATGCGTTTACCATCATGGTTTAGTTTTTGGGCATCTGCTGGAAATAAAGCTGTTAGCGAATTAGAAAAAGCTATTGGCAATAAGAGTATGAAAATAATTACAGAATCTCTAAAAACGCCTCAAGGTGCAACTGATTTATTGAAAACACTTCCAGCGTCAGAAAAGCAACGTATAACTGAGTTGTTGACAAATCCAAGTAGCATTCGTGAAATGAAACAAGCTACTGAAGAATAAGGACACAAAATTGATCCTATTAGCATTTGCCTCCTTGCGGCAGGACTTGTCAAACAGATTCAAGCTGGCTGTGAACTTTACAAGCAAGCTAAAGAATCTTTTGTTGAGATCAAAGCAACTGCTGATGAGGTTGTTGGCATATATAAGGAAGTTACTGGATTTTGGAGTAACTTTAGTAACTTCTTTAAACCCAAGCAAAAGACAGCCACGACCAAGCCTCTGGCAAAAAAGAAAGAAAAGTATGTTGCGGTAGATGAGACACAAGTCAAAGTTGATATTGTCAAGAATCTAACTGAGTTTTTCAGACTTCAAGAACAGCTTGCAGCGCACATCAGAGAGGAAGAAGAAAAGAGTCTGACTGTCTATGACCCCGAACAAAACCACATGGAAGCGGCTTTAAAGAGGGTAATGGCACAGCAAGAGATGGATTCATTGGTAGTGCAGATTCGTGAGTGCATGGTGTATCAAAGCCCCCCTGAGATGGGCGCACTGTACTCAGAAGTCTTTAGCATGAAGGACAAGATTGAGGAAGAACAGACTCAGGCAAGATTGAAACAAGAGGCTAAAAAGAGGCAAGAACTATGGCTACGCAAGGAGGAAGAAAGAAACTTCCAGCTAAAGCTAGCGTATCTAACAGCGACTTTTATATTCCTCCTGTACCTGTGGCTGTGGTTACTGTTCGTAAGTCATTGGAAGAAGACATAATGGGTTGGATTGCTTGTTGTGTATTGATAGCTCTCCTACTCCCATTGGGTGCAATGCTGTATTTGGATATTCTGGAAGCCAAGCACGAGGTCAATCAACAAGTTGAAAAAGTTGAGAAGTTAAGAAGACAGATCGAACAAAAGGAAAGGGATAAAGAGAAATGAAGATATTCTTATTGATGGCACTGGTTCTATTGTCTGCCTGTGAGGATAGGTTTCGTTATCCTTGCCAAGACCCTCAGAATTGGCAAAATGCTGAATGTAAGCCCCCAATTTGTACCGCTACAGGTACTTGTCCAGAGCAACTCGTTAAACCTGAACAGGAGAAAAAGTAATGCCTACCATTGGATACAAACCAAACAACCGAATGACTGCCGAAGAAATTGAAGTCAGAATTTGGGCAATCGTGATATTTGCTTTGACATTGATTCTTTTGGGATCAGTTGCCATGTTCTTGTATAGCGTTTCATTTGTAACTCAACCCATGTCTGGTATGGCAGCAATTGACAAGGTATATACACAGCAAATCAACACTATTATGGTGTTTATCACTGGTGTACTTGGCGGTGTGGCAGGTCGTTCTGCTGTCAAGGCAGTAGCTAATGCCAGTGCCAAGGCAGAAGTTGTTGACAATGACGAACCTCCTGCAACATGAGCCTGTTTAATCCTTGGGTGCTTTTGGGCATCCTAATGGCGGTTCTGAGTGCCTTTGGTGGTGGTTATCTCAAGGGGTCAAATGATGAGGTAACTCGTCAGCAACTTGAGATTGCCGCCCTGAATGCTGAAGCTAGGGAAAAGGAAAAAGCCCTCATAGCCGCCGTTCAGACTCAATCTACAAAACTTCAAAAGGCAAATCAAGATGCAAAACTTGCTCAACAAAAGCGCAACCTTGACATTGACTCTGGCGCTCTCAAGTTGCGGATTCCTATCCAAGCCCCCGTCTGCCCCGTACACACCGCCACAGATACCCCCGTTGCCAGCGGAGATAGCGTTCAAGCAACAGCCGAATTTGACCGAGAGACTGCTAAATCTCTTATCGCCATCACAGACGATGGAGACAAAGCCATCAGACAACTAAATGCTTGTATTGATGCTTACAACAATGTTTACCAAACTTTGAACAAATCACGTTAAGATTCACGCTGTTGTCATTGATTTAGTTTAATTTTAGACAACTTTACTGGAGTTGTCATGGGTAAAACTGTTTACAGCGATCAAGAGTTCATTGAACTTTGGAAAACTTATGAATCTGCCAGTGCCTTTGCCAAAGCCGTGGGCATGGATATGCGTAACATTATTAGGCGCAAAAACAACTTAGAAGCTAAGTACGGCGAACCACTCAAATCCAAGAATAGTAAGCAACAAACCATCAAAGAAAATTCAGTTCGCAAACAATTGGGGATTGAGAATGGCATTGTTTTGGTGTTCAGTGATGCCCACTTCTGGCCTAGCATCCATACAACAGCATACAAGGGTCTTCTATGGGCAATTAAGGAGTTTCAGCCCAAGGCTGTGATTGCCAATGGAGACATATTTGATGGGGCTTCTATTAGCCGCTTTCCTCGCATTGGATGGGACTCAACCCCAAGTGTTATACAAGAGTTGAAAGCCTGTGAGATAGCCCTTGGCGAGATTGAGGATACAGCTAAGAAGGCTAGACACAATGTAAACCTAGTGTGGACACTTGGCAACCATGATGCAAGGTTTGAGAACCGCCTAGCCTGTAATGCACCGCAATATGAGTTTGTCAAGGGTTTTGCCTTGAAAGACCACTTCCCTACATGGCATCCTTGCTGGTCTTGCTGGCCTACTGAGGAAGTAGTGGTTAAACATCGCTGGAAGGGCGGTGTACACGCTACCCATAACAATACAGTCAATGCTGGCGTAAGCATCGTTACAGGGCATCTACACAGCCTTAAAGTGACCCCCTTTGCTGACTACCAAGGTAACAGGTTTGGCGTGGATACAGGGACTTTGGCTGATACTGATGGGGCGCAGTTTGTAAACTATCTTGAAGACTCTCCTACCAACTGGAGGTCAGGGTTTGCTGTACTGACATTTCATAATGGGAAATTGCTTTGTCCTGAG